CACACGCCGGCATGCGTCAGCGCATCAAAAAGCGCCTTGTTGTAGTTGTCGATGTCCCGGCGGCGCGCGTCAGGCGGGAAAAGCAGGATTTCTACCGCTGCGGGCTCGGTCGAAGGCTTCGGCAGGCGGCGCAGCTGCTCAAGGATTGCCGCACACGCTGCGCTCTGAAATGCACGACCATCAGCACTGATGAGATGGCGTCCCTTGAGCGGCCCTTTGTTCGGAGCGCGCCAGTAGGTGTTCACGCTCGGGGGAAATGGCAGCGTTAGTTTCATACCGCTACCCCGCGCATTTTCAGGAAGGAAATCGCCTGGTCTCTCGCATGTTCTTCACCGGCCACCAGCGAGCGCAGCAGCGAAACTGCTTCATCTTCGGCACCCTGGCTGCTGATGGAGATGCCGCGGCACACACCCGGTAAAAGGGTGATAGCGCCTTTACGCTGTAAGGATCGCAGCACTTCAGTTGCCGCGTTCGGCGATGCTGCGCCCATCAGATCGGCTACTTCCTTTTGCGTCGGCGGGATGCCATGCTCCTTATGGAAAGCCACGATCAGACTGAGTATTTGCTGCTGGCGAGCTGTTAACAGATTCTTTTTCACACTGCCTCCTCAAAGAATGGCCACGATGTCAGCAGCGTTTTCCCTCGTGCTGGCTTTGCTGGAAATGGAGCGGCGGGCGCTGACGTGATGCAGCGTGAAGCCATGCTGCTCGTAAAGCTCGATAAGCCGTGGCGCAGTCGAGTTGCTGATAACCACCCGCGCGCCGCGCTGATGTGCCGCAACACAGGATTCAACCAGCGCCACCTGGCCAGCCCATACGAAACCGCCGGCGGCATAGTTCGTGAACCCCGACGTGCCCGGCAGCGGTTCATACGGTGGATCGCAGTAAACGACTTCACCCTCGCCCGCCAGCGACAGCGTGCGGCGGTAACCGGCGTTCATGAAAACGCAGTTGGGCGCCACAGCTGCAAAAGCCAGCAGCTCTTTATCCGGGAAATACGGGCCAGTTTTTTTGCCCCAGCCGACATTGAACTCGCCAGCGCGGTTATAGCGGATGAGGCCGTTAAAGCAGTGCCGATTCAGGTAGAGGAAAGCGGCGGCGCGCTCCGGTCCGGTCATCTGTTGCGCGTTGAATGCCTGGCGAACGGCGAAGTAACCTGGCTCGTCACTCATTTCGGCAAACAGCTGGCGCGCCAGCAGCGTTACCTGCTCTGGCAATACGGCAAGCATTTGATAGAGGTTGATCAGATCCGGATTGGCATCAGCCAGCAGGAATCTCTCGTGCTTACGGGAGTTGAGAAACACCGAGCCACCACCAACAAAAGGCTCAACCAGCCGGGCGCCCGCCGGGATGAGGCTATCCAGTTCAGGCATCAGCGAATATTTACCGCCAGCCCATTTCAGGAATGGACGCTGCCATGCGCGCGGCGATAAGTTTGACGCAACGTTATTGGTTTCAATGCCAGTATCTACAGATTCACATTGCATCAGTTCACCACCCGAAAGCCTGCAGGGCGCTGAGAATAATCAGCGTCGGCATAACTACCCGGGAATAACGGGTCTTGGCGGGAGCCTTTGGCTGCCGGGATTAGCCATGCATCTTCGAAATGACGATCTGGACCAAAGAACGTTCTCGCCTGTTTAACGAATTCGGTACCCGTCTTCCCTGTCTGGCTGACAAACGCCGCATAGCGTTTGAGGCCTTCCAGCATGTGATGTGGTGCGACACCCTCACGAACGCGCGCATCCCACGCTTTCAGAGCCGCACTTTTTGAATTACCGCCTGCACGCTTCGGATATAACGCCCAGGCCTGTTCGAATAAGTTATTAGTGACTGATTCTTTGACTGGTTCAGATAAATTACTGATTCCGGGTGCAGCTCCTGCACCACTAACCGGTGCAGCATTTACACCACCTGGTGCAGCAGATTCACCCCCTGGCGAAGCAGGTGCACCAGAGGGTGCAGCATTTGCACCAGTGCGCAGATTAAGGGTGTAAACGTTCGTACGGTTCAGGCCGTTGGAGGATTTACGCTCCTCGACGGACACGAAACCATCTTCAACCAATTTTTTGATATGGTTTTGAACAGAACGCTCTGAAATTTCGCACTGATCTGCGATGTAGGGAACGGAGGGCCAGCACTCGCCCTGGTCACTCGCATTATCGGCAAGTTTTATCAGCACGAGCTTGCGGAGTGGATTGCCCACCTTCGCTTTCATGGCTCTTACCATTAATTCCATGCTCATCTGAACCTACCTCAAACTCTCTGTAATCGCGCTTAAAGATATGGAGTGGGCTGAAGCATTCATGGGGGTAGCCGTCCCGCATATAGATAACTCGCCGCGATTCTGGCTCCCACCGAATGACACGGACGGGGATGCCTCTTCTGTCACGAAACCACCTGTCGACATCCCGCATAATTTTTTCGCCTTCCGGTTAAAAACACCCACGATTCGACTGGCACGACTGTGGTTACAAGACACCCAGCGATTTAGTACTCTGCGCTCATACCGAAACAACGGAGTACCCGGAACGGGCTTCATCCGGAGTTGCGGTAAGCGGCTTTTAGCCGTTAAACTGTTCATGCGTTGGTATCTCCACTACGATCGACACGCCGCGACGCCAGGGGCTGCAACCCGCTGGCGTCATCTTTTTCTGGCAGGCAGTAGACGCGCGAAATAAGATTCAGGAACGTCATCAGCGTGACGCGGAACTGATAGGCGATTTCATTCAGGCTTTGCCACTCGCCGCGTGTAACCACTCCATCATCGATATATTCACGGTAAGCACTTACCAGGCTGCCTAACTGCCCGACTAGCTCAGCCAGCTTCAGGCCAATTTCTTCGTTCTCATCTTCGTAAGCAGTGCCGGGAAGATGGGTTCCATTATCTGTTTCACGAGAAAACGCATCAGCCACGTAGCTCACTCCGGCCGCTTTTTGCAGTGTCATGGCCCAGCCCATCGGGAAGATCTGATCACCACCAGCGCGAAGGCGATTAAACAGAGCATCCTCAGTAACATCGATGATTTCAGCAGCCTCGCTATACCCGCCAGGTAACGCAGCGATGGTTTTGCGAACGGCGGCCACCAGCCATGCAGGCTGCTTTTCTATTTTCCAGTGTTCATTACCCACGGTTAGCTCCTAGAGTCTGTGGTTATATTCAGGCTGCCGTTTCGTTAGGCTTTGCATAAAGCGTCGGATCCACCTTTAACGCGTTTTTAGTGATGGTCTGGATTTCAAAAGCGCGACCTTTAGGTATTACGTTTCCCCAGCCTGAAACTGATGCGTGAGAAATACCCAGCAGCCTTGCAAGGTTGCTCACACCACCGAAGTAAGAAAGCACTTCATCTTTGTTCATATGACCCTCTTGTGTAGTAAATGGGAACATCAGGATAGTAGGATATCTTACATATAGAGGTCAAGGATTCCTACATCTTTAAATGGTAGGATTGCCTACATGAAAATGAATGATCGCATCCGCTCTCGCCGCAAAGAGCTAAAGCTGACTCAAGCTGTATTAGGAAAGCTCGTTGGCGTTAACCGAGTTACTGTTACTGGATGGGAATCTGGTGATTATGCACCTGGTGGTTCTAACCTCCAGGCGCTATCTGCTGCTCTAAAATGCAATCCACAATGGCTTATTACTGGTATTGGCGAGCCTGAAAGTGACGCACCAACATTAAGTCCCACAGATAAGTTTGGGGTAAAGCGGATACCTGTACTGAATTGGGTTCAGGCTGGTGAATGGACTGAATCTGCAACGCCAATAACACAAAATGATGTTTCGGAATGGATTTATACTACCGCAAACCTTTCAGATGAGGGATTCGCGTTAAAAGTACGTGGCGATTCCATGACTAATCCTAATGGTGCGCCAAGCATTCCTGAGGGATCTTTAGTAATAGTTGACCCGGACTATGGAAGCCCATATGAGGTTAACGGACGTATTGTTGTAGCTCAAATCGAAGGCTCTACTGAAGCGACATTGAAGAAATTCGTCATCGATGGCCCGATGAAATACCTTGTTCCTCTAAATCCAAATTACAGGGTGCTTGAGGTGAATGGAAACTGCCGTATTGTCGGGGTCGTTAAACAAGTTGTAACTGACCTTTAGCTACACCAACATTTAAAACGAAGCCGCCATGTGCGGCTTTTTTTTATCACCTAATGTAAGTTTTCCTACTTTTAATGTTGACACGCAAAGGTAAGATACCCTACATTCAAAACGCGGCGTATGGCACATGCGTCGAAGCGGTCCACTGCCTCCCTTGAAGTACTGCATTGGGCTTGTGGGTAGCCGGAATGTGCAAGCCAGGCATGCACCATACGGCGACTCACCATCGCGGCGATACGGTGTGACACCTCGGAAGAGACGAGGACGCAACAGGAGAGAGCATTGGTTGGAACGCACATAGAAGCTTCGTTGTCCGGGCCAGTGGCTGGGGAAGAATCCAGTACAAACCGACCGGTGGCCAGATCGGTGCCAGGTTACGCAGTGCTCTCCCCGTTGTGGTGAATGCGGCTCAGCGCGCGCGGGACAGTTAACAAGGTCTTTATCAGGTGGTTTGGTATCCGATCGCACGTAACTGGATGCGATCACCGGGAGGCACCCGGCACCACAAAGAATAAATGCAACGTGTAGTCATTGG